GGGAAGCGTATGGCCGGCGTCCAGAGCCCGGACGGAGGCGGCAGTGAAAGCGCCGCCACCGCACCTAACGCGACGCAGGCGGCGGCGTCAGCAATGGCGCCCACGTTCGGGACCTTGACGCCGGCCATGCGGTTGCCCAGGGATTTCGGCTTAGCCGCACCAGCTGGAGCGCCGGCAGCGAACGCGCTCAGCATGCCCACAGCCTGCTTGGCGCTCAGGTTGGTCTCGAATGCCAGGTGCGCGGCGAAGTCAGGGCGACTCGCGGCAGCCTTAGAGCCGAAGATCGTCGCGCAACGCGCACGCTCGCTCGCGCGTGCCGCCTTCTCTTTCTCGCTTTCGTCATCGTCGTCGGCGTCCGGATCTGGGTCCTCGTCGTCGGCTTCCTTCTTGTCGAGCTCTTCCATGCGCTCGGCGTAATCCTCATCGGATTCGTCGTCACGCTGCTTGCGCTCGTCATCTTTGCCGTCTTTATCATCGGCGGCATCGTCCTGGTCGTCATCGGCGCGCGCGGCGCTAATGCCGATCAGGTGAGCAAACGAGAACGCTTTCTTTACTTTGGTGCCCTTCTTCATGCTTGGTCTTTCTGTGGTTAGTTAATGTCTGCGAGCAAAGCCCTGAATGCCGCATCCGGCGCCATGACGCCATCTGCAAGCCCCTGCGATACGCCCGCCGCCCCCATGTAGGTTGCAGCCTGCGTGGCCCGGACCTGCGAGGCCGGGATCTTTCGGTTACGTGCCACGGTTTCGACAAACAGCTCGCCCATGCTGTCAATCTGCGCTTTGAAGCGCGCATACGCTTCGGGCGACAGTTCGATCTCAGGGTGGCCGTCTGCCTTGCTGTCGCCGTACGTCACGAACGTGACCTTGAAGCCGGCCGCATCGAGCGCCTTCGACCAGTCCATGTGCATCCAGATGACACCGATGCTGCCAGTGCCGCCAGTCCGAGGCACGTAGATGCTGTCAGCCGCGCTGGCGATGGCGTAAGCCGCGCTATAAGCGGCCTCGTTGAGGATTGCGCGGACCGGCTTCTCGCCGCGCGCCTTGTAGATCGTGTCCACCAGGTCGAAGCAGCCGGCCACCTCGCCGCCTGGGCTGTCCACGTCCAGTACGATAGCCTTGACCTTGGGGTCAGCCAGCGCGGTGAGGAAGTTCTGGCGAATGCCGTCGTAGCCGGTCATGCCGGAATATGGCCGCAGCGTTCCGAGCTTCTGCACCAGCGTGCCGGATACGGGCACGATGGCCGTGCCGGCGACGACGTCGTATCCCGTGCGCGGGTTGTCGCCCGGCCCGTTGTAGTCGTAATCGTCGTCCTCCATCATGCTTACGCCGCGCTGAACTTGCGCGATGCCCATGCGCTCTGCCAGCGCCGCCATGATCACCTCGGCTTTGCCCGGCGTGATCGCCAGCGGCGTGTTAAACAGGCGCTGTGCCAGGAATGGAAATTTCATAGTCAATCCTCCGATGATGATACGTTGCTCTCCGGGGCGCCCATAGCCCACTGCGGCAGCGCAATGCCGTGATCCTTGAAGCGCTGGATCTCGATGGCGCGTTGCGCGACGTTCTCGCGCCAGTCGCTGCCACCCATTTCTCCAGCTTCGTCCTCCAGCGTGGACAGGCCCGAATCCATGCCCAGCACCGCGCCCTGGCGTTCCTTCAGCGAGTCGATGACGCCACGGCCAGGCCCCATCCACTTGGCGCGCGTGTATGCGCCACGGAACAGGTGGAAGGCCGGCGCACCGGCGGGTAGCGGCAGATCGTCCACTTCCATCGCCTCCTCCGCGAACGCAGCGACAATCGGCTGGCCGAAGCCGACACCGAAGTCATGGCGCCTGCGAGAGAGGGTCTTCCACGCCTCCAGCAGCGCACCGCGCGCCGAGGAGTAGTTCACGTCCGACCAATCGTTGCTCAGCTGCTGCGCCGACAGGCCGGTGGCGGCTGCAGCATTGCGCAGCACCGCCGCCTCGAACTGGCGGAAGTTAGGATTGGGCCGCGTGGCCGTCACTGCATTGATCTTCTCGCCCGGATACAGGATCGGCAGGCGCGCGTTGTTGAGCTTCAGGCCGGCCGACTGGTGGTATGCCACGCGGTCGGTCTGGTAAGCACCCAGGTCGTCGTCGCCGGCAAGCGCGCCTTCAACCATCGCGTGGTCGTAGGGCGACTCGATGTACGCGGCGAATATCGCATTGATCAGCGCTGCATCCAACTCAGCGCCGTCGTACTTGGCCAGCATTTTCAGGCGCTGCAGTACCGGTGCAAAAATGCCGGCGCCGCCGCGATGCTGGCCAGCGCGCTCCGCGTCGAAGTCGTGCACGACAATCGGCCGGCCCCACTCGGTTTCGCGCTCCACGCGGTCCCAGGTTGCCGACTTGGCGGCGGCGAAGTAGTCGCCCTGGTGCGCTCGGCGGAAGTGGTACGCAACCGCAGCACCGTACTCATCGATCTCGACGCCGCCGCGCAACGTGAGCGTGTCGATCTTCAAATGCGGATTGGACAGGCGGTCCGGATCGACCAGTTGCATGGCCGTCGCGTAGCGGGCGCGGCCCGGTGCGACGCGGTCGGGGAGCCAGTGCAACATGGCGATGGCGTCGCCTTCAACTACCTTGTGGCGAAAGCCCAGGCGGAACATCTGCGCCAGCGTCTGGTTGCGCTGGGTGTCGCAATACTTGCCGACGTCGCCTGCCCAGGTACGGTAGCTGCCGCCCAACTGCTGGCTGAACTCATCGGCCCATACGTGGTCGAATGCCTTGATGCCTGTGTGCGCCGCCAGCGCCAGATAGTCCGGCTTGAAAATCGGGCGGAAGTTCGCGCCGATCACGTTGTCCAGCATACGGGTAACCGCACCGGAGGCCCAGCCGTCGTTGCGCACCAGGTCGCGTACGCGCGCCACGATGGTGTCGCGGTGCACGTTGAGGTCACCATCAGGCGAGCCAAGGTAGGGATTCCATTCCGACATGTGTTGACCGGTCCGGTCGGCGGCGTCATACGGCACGTTACTTCCGTGCAGCATGGACGGGCGCCGGGCCGCCATCGGCTTGCCATCCTTGTCGAGCAGGGTGACGGCTTCCATCAGAACCTCAGACCGATGGCGCGACGCGGACGGGCGACAATGCCTAGCTGCGCCTGCAGCGACTGGATCAGTGCTGATAGGGCCGGCAAATCCGCCTTCGTGTAGGTCACCGACTTGGAGCCGTCCCCTTGCGTGTACGCGTAGGATTCGCCCTTGGCGCCGGTTGACAGATCGATGTATGCCTGTTGCGCGGCCCTCAGCGCCGCTTGCAGTGCAGACGTCTGCATACCGGCCAGCAGGCCACCTCTTGGATTGAATTGCATGTTTTACCCCTTGTTCAGTAATCCGGCAAGCCGGCTTCGCTTTTCCGAAGGCGCGGTAGTCTTCACCGATACGGTTGGACCGGCTTCGGTGACCTTTCTAACCGCCTGCAGCACCTGCACCATTCGCTCGGCCAATTCGCCAACAGGCAGCGGCTCGGCGACGGTTGCATTCGTCGGCGCCGGGATATCGAACAGGTCCGACATCGGCGGGTTGACGACACTCTCCAGCTTCGCCCACATCTTGTCGGTGTAGCGGTGCAGGTCCAGGCTGTGCGCGGCGAAAACCGCGTACACAGTGCAGTCCAGCACCTCGTTGCGCTGGCGCCGCTTAACCCAGCGGTACTGTTCGCCCGTGGCGGTCTTTTGCAGCACGCGGACCTCGGCGGTCAGCTGCTCGTAAAACTCATCGGACAGGCCGGCGCCGAAGTGGACGAAGCCGGCGCCATGCTGTTCGACCTGCAAGCGACCGTGGATCAAGTCTTTCGCCGTGTCGGTACCGACCATCCACAGCTTCACGCCGCGTTTGATCACCTGGCCGCGATGGTTGACGTCTTGCAGGCTGCTGCGCCCCTTAACGGGTTGCCCCTGACGGCTGTCGCCCTTCACCGCGTAGATCTTGCGGCGTGCACGCGTGCGGCAGAAGTTGTACGCTTGGTGCGTGAAGTGACCACCGGTGTCGATGGCGGTACATTCAATCGGCAGCAGCTGGCCGCCCTCATGTCGAAACACCAGCTGCAGGTATGGATCGAGCTTCTCTTCCCAGTCGCGTTCGTCGGCGGGATTGGCGTCGATGATGTGGTGGTCAACCAGCCACATTTCCTCGCCGCGTCCGTGCGCCCATACGACGCACTCGAAGCGGTTGCTCTGCACGTCGATGCCAGCGGTGAGCACCAGACCGCCGCGCGGCACCGTGCGCAGCGCGTATTGCTCCGCGCGCCGCTTGAGGGCGTCGGTTTCCGTCTGCTCCACCTCTTCCTGCCAGGTTTCGCCCAGCGTGGTGTTGGTGAAGGTCTTCAGCTCGCTGGTGTCGCCCGCGCGCGCCTTGTCGACGGCCGCCAGGTAGTCGCGCACGATCTGTTCCCAGGTGGCCTGCGGGCTGTAGCCGGTCCAGATGAAGAACGCCACGGAACGCGGCGGCGGCACCACGTCACCGGCCTCGTTGCGGAAGCGCGACTCGTCATCGATCCACGTGCCGTCTTGCGCGACCCAGCGGCCACGCTGCCAGACGTTGAGGTAATCAGCCTGTGAATAGAGCGTCGCGCAGTGCGGGCAAACATGCCCCACCGTTGCCGGGTTGCGGTCGACCCATTTGAAGCCGTATCGTTTATCCTTGCCGCCCCATTCGACCGCGTGGTACTCGCCGCACGACGGACAAGGCACATGGAAGCGGAACCGCAGCTCGCACTGTTCTTCACGCGCCTCGATCCGGCTAAAGCCCTTGAGCTTCGGCGTGGACCCCATGACTTCTTTCGGGAACACTGCGCCCTCGACGCGCTTGCCGGCGAGCTTGTCCGGACTACCTTCTTTCTCGATGTCGTGGTCGAAGCCGTCCAGCTCATCCAGGATCGCGTAGTCCACCGAGATCCGGCGGTAGCTGCGTGCGGCCTTGCCGCCTTTGGTGTACAGGCGGGAGCCGAGGAAAATCTTGCCGCTCAGCGTATCGCGTTTGTCGTGGCCACGGCCTTTGGGGAACACCTCGCGCAGGACCTTGACGTCGCGCAGCATGGTGTCCAGTTCCGTCTTGACGAATTCATCCGAGTCGTCGTCGGTCGGTTGCCATACCGCCTGGTTGCGCCGCTTGTGGTGCGCGACGTACGCGATCAGCGCCACCAGCATCTTGGTGTAGCCGACGCGCGCCGATTTCTTGACAACGACGACCTCGATGTCGTCATTGCTGAAGGCGTCCATGATGGCTGGCTGGAAGGGGTATGCCTCCCAGCTGCCTTCAACGTAGGAAGACTCGGCGCTCAGGTAGAAGTGCTTCGCCGCCCACTCCGACAGGCGGATCGGCTCTGGCGCCTCAAGCGTCTTCAGCCCGCTCCGTATCGCTCTCTGTATCTCGCTTAGATCCATCGGGGTCTTCCATATCGAACTGGGCCGAGGCGGCGATGTTGCGCGCCTTGGTGATTTCGGCGGTAATGATCTCGATGTCCTCGGCGGTCAGGTTTTTGCTACGGCGCTTGATCTTGACGGGGACGGCTTCTAGGATCGCGGCGACCTTGCGGCCCATCGACGCGATGGCGATTTCCAGCAGCACGACCGGCGCGCTTTCACGGCGCGTTTCGGCGTTCTGCATTTCGATGCGTTCCGACTGGGCGCGCGCCAGGCGCGCACGCTCGCCGGCCAGATCCAGTTCGCCGGCAGCGGCGCGGCCGGCGGCCTGTTCGCGCAAGTGCGCGCAATACTGGTGGAGCCACACCTCGCCCGTACCGGCAGCTTGCAGCACATCGCGGCGAAGTAAATCGCTCACAGCTTGCTGACTGATTCCGACCAGCTGGCCGAACGCTGTCTGTGTCATGGGAGACTGAAGGTCCACCATACAAC